CTCAAGTTCTAGGGAGTCCCATTCTTAGACAGAGAACAAAATTGCGACGTGTGGCTGGCGTCGGCTCCGTGAGGAGTGCTACTATAAGCCCCGGATGGAATACACGCGGTTCCGTTCGGTAATCCCCAAACCCTGTGCTTGTTGCAATGCTGAGGAGCTTACGTTCTTGCAGCGTGCGCAAGTGGATTCGGAGGAAGCACATTGGATTTACGAGGTGCCTGTTCACGGTCATTGTAATAAGTGTAAGAACAACTACGTTAAAAGGAACTATTACGACATTGCATTCTTGCTTGTCGGGTTTACCATAGTTCTTTCGTATCTTAGTTGTTACCGAACTATTGTATTCAGTTGGATTGGTTTCTGTTATCAGTATTTTCGTCCCATCCCTACTGATCGTATTGTTAAGATACCAATTCCAGTTAAGACTGTGGGCACTGTACAGCGTTCTGTTCATGCTGCTTCTGTTGCCTCGAAGGGATCAGAGTTTCGGGCGCATGGAACTTTCATCCACCATCTCTCACTTAGTGAATGCTATAGTGAGCAGCTGAAGCAGGCCCTGTGTGTTTGGGCCCCTGCAGCTATGATGGGTTTTTGGGAGGATGAGGATGGAGTATCGCGTTCGTGGTCTGATGGCCGACCCGGAGTTGGCACCGAACCGCCAGAGACTACTGACACTCACGCAGGAAACCCAGATGTTGAAGATAGAGAAATGAAGGGTACACGTTTGAATGGCACTGAGTATGGAGTTGAGACTCGTGTCAAAGTGATGAATGCTGAAGAAGGTGATGGTACCCTAGCATATCAAATTGGTCCAGATTTGATTCCCACTGAGGTTATGGCATCCACTGAAGGCAATTTGCAATGTGGATTGGCCAAGAGAGTTCAGCCTTTAGAGTTTAGAGCTGATAAGAACCTCACAAGACGTATTAATAGGGCTGTTACGAGTATGTTGAAGTATGTTTTCACTTCCGAGAGGATCAGGAAGTGGAGAGAGGAACACCCTGAGTTTGATGAATTTAAGTCGAAGAAGTGGGATTCAAGACGATGGAGACATGGTGTTGAGGAATGCTTAGCTGATACTCATTCCAAGATTGAGCAGGAGTTTCAGATTAAGCTTAATGAAGCATTGCCTGCTAAGGGTAAAGCTCCTCGACCTATTATCCAATGTGGTGATAAGGCTCAGGTGATGATGCAACTTCCCGTTAAGTGTTTCGAGGAGTTACTTTTCGAAACATTTGAATTAGCTAGCATCAAACATTGTCCTAAACATGAAGCTATGGGCCGAGTTGCCAAGCACTTGCGTCAGAAGAATAAATGTACTGTGATTGAAGGAGATGGTTCAGCTTGGGACGCTTGTTGCAATGCTGAGATTCGTGGTATGACTGAGAATCGAGTGATTCAGCATATTATTGAGACTCTTGGAGAAGATCCTGAAGTGCCACGAACTTGGATGGAAGCTGTCTTGAAGGATATGAGGAAGTCAGAACTTAGAGGGAAAGCCAAAGTTGAGGGAAGAAAATTGGTTTCTCCTATTCGAGTTGTGATTGACTCTATTCGTCAATCTGGACATCGTGGAACTAGTTGTTTCAATTACTTCATCAACCTTATTTGTTGGATCTGTGTTTTGGCTGAGGATCCGGAAGATGTCGTGAGACGTTTTGTTCATGATCCTAGCAAGCCAGTTCCTTATAAGTCCGTTGTTGATGGACAGTGGTACGAACTTAAGTTTGCTTTCGAAGGTGATGATTCAGTTTTGAGTACCACTGAGAAGGTCGATGGAGATGTTATTGAGGCTAGTTGGACATCGATGGGTTTTAGGATGAAGTTGGTTTACGTGGAGAATAAGATGACTTTCACAGGATTTGATTTTCTGTGTGATGGATATGGACCGGTTGGACCGTTCTGTCCTGAGATTCCACGTAATATTGCTTCGTCGTCATGGACCTGCTCCAATTTGGTTAAGCAGGATCCATCTAAGGTGGGTGAGGTAGGGTTGTCAGCCATGTATGCGCGTGCAGAGAATTTCAAGGATTGTGGTCCTCTCTGTAATTATTTTGCCCAATTGGGGCTTGCGCATGCAAGGAAGTCTGGCGATACAGGGATAGGGGAAAACCAGGCGCTTGCGCTTGGTGTGCATGAGACGAACTCTGTTGTTCGTGAATTAATGCGTCTGGCTGCTGGCACTGATGTTTTGGATCATCAAATGCGTAGATTAGTTAAGATTGTTGTTCCTGACTGGACAGATTATTATGAATTGCAGTTGTTGTCTTGTCAGTTTAATGATCCACTCTGCACAGTCACTGCCAAGAACGTACTTCCTCTGAGTTTGTGGAACCCAGAGAAGTACGAGCAGCCTAGACGTTGAGTTTGCATAATTAGCGGCTTTAATTAAATAGGATTTTGAAGGTAACCTTTTGGTTATTCCGGGACTCCCCCCCTCGTTTGTCCGCGAGGGGATTAGAAGACCGTGGGCACCATCATCGGAATTGGGTGTCATTTGATACTGAGGGTAGGAGAG